AGGTGCTGCCCGAGCGCGTCCCGGCCGATGGATTACTGATCCTGCGCGACGGCGAGCCGGGGGAGCCGGAGGTGACGTTTTCGCCGCTGCGTTATCACTACCAGCACCGCGCCGAGATCGAGGCGGTGGTTCAGGGCGCCGACCGTGATGCCGCCTTCGACACGCTGACCGCCAGCATTGGCACGGCGCTCGCCGCCGACCGCACGCTGAGCGGGCTCTGTGACTGGGTAGAGGCAGAAGCGCCGCGCCCGGTCGACTTGGCCGTAGAGGGCGCGGCGAGCCTGAAGGCGGCGACCATCGCGGTGGTGCTGCACTACGCGACGGACGACCCGCTGAGCTGAGCGCGGCGTCCACGGCAACCGGGCGACCTCCCCAACCTGACCACTGACCCACCGGCCCGCGGACCCGCTCCGCGGGCCGTTCCTTTTTGCGACAGGAGAGCATCATGGCACGATCCCTTGGGGCCCGGGCGCGGCTCGCGCTCGGCTTCGAGACCACCTACGGCACGCCGCCGGCCAGCGGCTTCATCCGAATGCCCTTCGCGCCGGGGCTGACCGTCGCCGCCGAACAGCCGCTGCTCGACTCCGAGCTGCTGGGCTACGGCCGCGATCCGCTGGCGCCGGTCAAGGACGCGATCACCGCCGACGGCGACGTGGTGGTCCCGATCGACGCGGAGGCCTGGGGCCACTGGCTCAAGGCCGCCTTCGGCGTGCCCACGACCAGCGGCACCGGGCCCTACACCCACGAGTTCCAGTCCGGCGCCTGGGACCTGCCGAGCTTCGCGCTGGAAAAGGGCCTGCCGGAGGTACCGCACTTCGCCATGTATCCCGGCTGCCGGGTCAACCAGTTGCAATGGTCGATGGAGCGCTCGGGCCTCGTCACGGCGACCGTCGGCGTGATCGCGCAGGGCGAGGACAAGAGCGCTGCGAGCCAGGCCGGCACCCTGACCGAGCCCGCGCTCAGGCGCTTCGGCAGCTTCAACGGCAGCGTCCAGCGCGATGGGGCGGCGCTCGGCAACCTGGTCTCGGCCGAGATCACCTATGCCAACAACCTCGACCGGGTGGAGACGCTCCGCGCCGACGGCAAGATCGACGGCGTGGAGCCCGGCATCGCCGCGCTCACCGGCAACGTGGTGGTCCGCTTCGCCGACGAGACGCTGCTGCAGCAGGCGATCGACGGGGCGGCTTGCGAGCTGGTTTTCGGCTACGCGCTGCCCTCGGGCGAGAGCTTCACGCTGACTGCGCATGCCGTCTACCTGCCGCGCCCGCGGATCGGGATCGACGGGCCGCAGGGCATCCAGGCGACATTCGACTGGCAGGCGGCGCGTGACCCCGGCACCGGCCGCATGGCCACCGCAACCCTCATCAACGACGTGGACCTGTACTGATGCTCCGACTCGACATGACCCGCAAACCCGCCTGGCACGACATGCCCGGCGGCGTGCGCCTGAAACTCCTGCCGATCACCACCGCCCTGATGGCCGAGGCGCGCCGCGATCCCGACGTGGTCGAGGCGCTGCAGAGCGTGCCGCCCGAGGCCATTGAGGCGGAGGCAAACGCGGCCATTTCGCGCGCGACCGACGAGGCGGTGGCGATCCCTTTCGCGGTCGCGCTGGCCCGGCTGGCGATCGTGGAATGGGACGGCGTCGGCGACGCGAGGGGCAATCCGGTGGAGCCCGGGACCGAGACGATCCCGGCGCTGATGGACATCTGGCCGATTTTCGAGGCGTTCCAGACCCGCTACGTCCAGAAAGGACTGCTGCTGGAGCAGGAAAAAAACGCCTCTGCGCCCTCGCAGCCTGGGTCTGGGGCGGGGGCGCGGAGTACTGCGCAGGGTGCCAAGGGCCGTGCCCGGACTGCCCGCAAACGCAAGAGCGCCCGCTGACGCTGGAGGGTCGGCAGATGCGGGATCTGGTGCAGGCGGCCGGCGGCCAGCTGCGGCTGGCGCCGATGGGCGGCGTCATCGGCTTCGACATGACCGCGCTCCTGACGATGGCCCGCGTCCGCGGCGTTCCGCTGGCCGCCGCCGCCGAGCTTCTCCCGCATGTCGAGGCGGTGGTGGTCGAGACCCTGCAGAAACGAAACGACGAGTCGCGCGGGGACGGCGGCGCCATGGGGGCTGACTGATGGCCGAGAAACGTGTGAGCGTGCGCCTGTCGGCGACGGGCGGGCGGCAGGTCAAGGATGCGCTGCGCGGTGTGGGCGAGGCCGGGCAGCAGGGCTTCCGGCGCCTCTCGCGCGAGATGGAGGCGGCCAACCGCCGGCTCGCCCGCTTCGCGCGGCAGGCCACGCGGATCGCCCGGGTCGTCGGCGCGGCAGCTACGGCGGCGGGCGCGGCGCTGATCCGCTCGGGGCTCCAGACCGTCGACGCGCAGGCCAAGCTCGCGCAGTCGCTGGCCACCACCACGGCGAGCGTGCAGGTGCTCGCGCGTGCGGCGGACCTGTCGGGCAATACCTTCCGCGAACTCGAGGCCGGCTCTGCGCGCCTGACCCGGCGCCTTTCGCTCTTCGCCGCCGATGGCAGCGGCCCTGCGGCCGACGCGATCCGGCGGCTGGGGCTGAATGCGACGGAGCTGCTCGCGCTGCCGCTCGACCAGCGCATCGCGCGGGTGACCGAGGCGATCCGCAGCAATGCCGCGGCCTCCGAGCAGGCGGCGCTCTTCTCGCAGCTCTTCGGCGATCGCGCCTTCGTGGCCTTCCAGCGGCTCGAACCCGCGCAACTGCGCCAGGCGAACGACGAGCTGCGCCGCTTCGGCGTGCTGGTCAGCGACGCCGACGCCGACCGGATCGAGGAGACCAACGACGCGATCTCGCGGCTGGGTCTGCTCTGGCGGGGCCTGTCGAACCAGCTGGCCGTCGCCGCCGCGCCGGCGCTGCAGAGCGCCGCCGAAGGGCTGGCCCGGCTGGGCGAGGTCGGCGGGCCGATCCAGCGGGTCTTCACCGGCCTTTCGGACGCGTTCGTCCTGTTGATCGACAATTTCGCGCGGGTGGCCAGCACCGCGGCGGCCTTCGCGGGGTTCATCGCCGGGCGCATGGTTGTCCGTCTCGCGTTGGCCGCGACGACGGTCCGCGGTCTCGCCACGGCGCTGGTCGTCCTGCGCGGGGCGCTGATCCGCACCGGCATCGGTGCGCTGATCGTCGGCGCGGGCGAGCTGATCTACCAGTTCACGCGGCTGGTGGCAGCGACGGGCGGCATCGGCGCGGCGCTCGATCTGCTGAAGGACGTGGCCGCGGAGGCCTGGGACCGGATCGCGCTGCGCGCCGGCGCCGCCTGGGCGCGGGTGGAGGCCGGCTGGGCCGCAGCGCAGGCCAGCATCTTCGAGGGTCTGCAGGGCGCGACGGAGGCTGTGGTCGGCTGGGGCAACAGCACCGTCGCGACCTTCTCCGGCGCGTTCGACGCGGTGAAGGCGACTTGGGGGGCGCTGCCGGAGGCCATCGGGGACTTCGCCTTCCAGGCCGCGAATGCCCTGATCGACGGCGTCGAGTCGATGATCAACGGTGTGGTGGCGCGCATCAACCGCTTCATCACCCGGCTGAACGCGGCGCTGTCCAATCTCCCCGACTGGGCAACCGGCGAGGGCGGCCTCTCCATCGGCACGCTGGACCCGGTCGAGCTGGGCGGGGTCGAGAACCCGTTCGCCGGGGCGGCCACGGCGGTCGGCGATGCCGCGGGAGAGGCCTTCCGTGCCGCCATGGGCCGCACCTATGTCGAGGCGCCGGATCTCTTCGGCGGGATGGCCGCGGATGCGCGCGGGCGCGCCGCGGGCTATGCCGAGGCCGCCGGCATGCTGTCTCAGGCCGCCGCGCGCCCGATGACCGCGTGGCAAGCACTGAAGGACGCCGTGGCGGGCTCGGGCTCGGACGGCGCGGCGGCGCTCGAGGCGGCCACGGACTCGGCCGACCGGTTCGAGGAGGCGCTCGGCGCGGCTGGACAGGCGGCCACCGAGGCCGGCGCCGCGGCCGGCGCGGCCGCCTCCGCCGCCGCGCCCAGCACCGAGCGGGCCGTCACCGGCTGGC